GCAATGGCGGATCAAAGGGTATTATGGTTGCTCAATACAAAGATACTAGAGATCTAGTAGTTGATGAAACAGGTACGCCGGTTGCTTGGAATAGAGCCTAAACACCGTTAGCATAAACTGTAGGAGAACCGCTCGTCATTGCTCCTGCATCAGCACTATCTGTAACTCTTGCAATAGGCAATCCGACCACATAAACATTTTGCGAGCCTTTGTTTACCACAGCAACATGAGGTGCACATGGCGGAGATGGCGGAAATGGATGCGAAACTGTGGGATCTGTTTCTCTTGCAATCAATATACCGTTAGCATACACTGTTCCTTGTTTAGGAGTATCTAGTGTAGTAGTCGCGGCACAAATGTGTCCTGTGGAGAGGGGATCAAATTCTCTGCATACTTTCATGCAAGTATTTATTTTGTTTTGAGTTGATCGCCTAGTCCAGCGGGTGCCATTACAATGTTTGATGTTTGTTGTTGATAAACATCTGCAAACTGTTTGATTGTTTTTGTAATTACTGTAATACTAGTTTTCTTAAACTCGTATGCTTTGTCAGGCTCACCAGTAAACAAATACTGTTGTAATCCTAAACCTTGTCCATTCATTACTAGTGTAAGAGGAGTTTTAATCATAAAAGCATCATCTTTTTCTTCTTGTAGTTTGCCCACAAGTTCTTCGCCACTGTTAAGTTTAAAAGTAACAGTGTCGCCGTTTTTATATGGTGTTTCGATTAACATTATAGTGAGTGTCCTGTTCCGTTATAACCAGTGTCATCGATGTACTGTGTAAATTGATCATATCCGCCGATTTTCTTGCCGCCGATAACAATTTGTGGTACAGTTCTAGCATTAGGAAATTGTTCCATTAGTTCTTCTCTTGTATAATCTGTTCCAAGAGATTTATATGTATATTTGAATCCTCTAGTTTCGCAAAGGCTTTTTGCTTTTTCGCAGAATGGACACTGAGGTTTGCCGTATATTTCTATCATAGTTTAAAGTCCTTAAATGTTTCTTTTGATATGTCTTGTTTTACTCCACCCACAATATAACTTTCAACTTCTGTTTCTTGTGGAGCAACCTGTAGACCCGCAGAACTTAACCAATGCTGTGTCCAAGGTAGTGGGTTTGTGTTTAGTGGGCGATCATATATTGTTTGTAAGCCTAGGGCCTTTAATCGCTTGTTAGCAATAAACTCAACATATGCGTGTAGCAAGTTTGAATTCAATCCAATCATCGAACCATCCTTGAAAAGGTAATCCGCCCAACGTTTTTCTTCTTCAACACATTCTTTCCAAAGTTCATATACTTCAGGCTCAAGTTCTTTTGCGATCTTTTTAAAGTCTGGATCGTCATCGCCTTTTGCCCAATGCTTTAAAATGTGTGTTGAAAGGTTAAGGTGTGTTGCTTCGTCTCTAGCAATTAGTGAAATAATCTTTGCTGAACCTTCCATTAGTTTTAATTCGCCAAACGCAAAGGTACAAGCAAACGAAACGTAAAAACGCAATCCTTCTAGAATGTTAACAGTCATCATTGCCTTATACAATGCTTTCTTAACATCATAGATACTGCCCTTGTTGTGTTGGAAGTATTGGTTAGCAATATCATTAAATTCATCGTAGTGTTTGGTTACACTAATAGCACGTTCAATAATACGTTCATCATCTAGGATAGTATCAAACACTTCGCTTGGATTAGCATATACATTTTTTACAATATGTGTATATGAACGACTGTGAATAGTTTCAAAGAAGTCCCAAGCAATAATACAACCTTCTAGTTCTGGATTAGAACAATAAGGCAAGAAACTCAAACAAGGTCCACGACCCTGTACACTGTCAAGCAGAGTTTGATACTTTAGGTTTGAAGTAAAGATATGCTTCTGCTCTGGACGTAGTTCTTGATAGTCACCTCTGTCCTTTTGAAGACTGACTTCTTCTGGTCGCCAAAAATAACCAAGCATAGTTTGGTTAAGTTTATCATATTCCGGATACTTAAACACATCATATCTCTGTGTGTTTTGATCCGCACCAAAGAACATATATTCTTTTGTAAAGTCAACCTTCTCACGGTTGAAAACTGTTTTGCTCATTGTTTTCTTTTCACCCTTTTTCTTTCTCGTCATAAATCCTTTTAGATGGCACAAGCGTCACAGTGTTCATCATCATCTGTAACTTTTACTGTATCACCATTTGTATGGCCGTTGGTATGACCGTTAGTTCCATTAGTCATTGTAGCACCATTTGTGTTTGTGTCAACCATTGTATCTTCCAAACCTTCTGGTTGGATGTGATCTTCTTCAGCACCCTTGAAGTCGTAGGTGTTTTGATAGTAACTAGTTTTCCAACCCATCTTGTAAGTTGTCAACATGTCTTTCATCATTACACTCATAGGTACTTCATTATTTTCGTACTGTAGAGGATTGTATGACCAGTTACCACTAATGGCCTGATCAAAGAATTTCTGCATAACAGCAACAACATTAATATAACCTTCGTTGCCTGGCATATCCCAAAGTAGTGTATAAAAGTTCTTCAGTTGGTTATAGCCTGGAACAATCTGCTTAAGAGGTCCTTTTTTACTTTTCTTAACGGACAAGTATCCTCTAGGTGGTTCAATTCCGTTTGTTGCGTTCGACACAACGGAACTGCTCTCCGAAGGCATCTGTGCGGACAGTGTGCTATGTCGTAACCCGTGTTGTTTGATACTTGATCTAAGAGCCTTCCAATCATGGTTTAATTTCTTTCCGACAATTTCGTCAACGTCTGTTTTATATGTGTCGATTGGCATAATGCCATCGCTGTACTTAGTTCTATCGAAGTACTCACAAGCACCTCTTTCTTCAGCAAGTTTATTGCTTGCTTTGAGCAAGAAGTACTGGAAACTTTCCGTTAAATTGTGTACTAGTTTCCAGGCTTCAGGATCGGAGTACTTTACTTTGTGTTTTGCCAAGTAGTGTGCTAATCCGATATAGCCAATACCTAGTGAGCGTCGAGCCTTTGTGCTGATCTCAGCGGCTTTTACAGGATACCCTTGATATTCAATGATTTCCTCTAATGCTCGAACGGACAAATCACACAGTTCTTCAAGTTCTGAGTTTTCTTTGTTTAGTGTTAGTGCGCCTACGTTAATTGCTGAAAGAATACAAAGTGCAATTTCACCATTCTCATCATCAATGTGTTGAATAGGTTTTGTAGGCAGTGTAATTTCTTGACACAGGTTGCTCATATAAACAGGATCTTTAAATGAACTGTGATTATTTGCGTGATCAACATTCATAATATAGATACGTCCTGTTTCAGCACGTTCTTTTAACAGTGATGAAAACAGTTCGTGTGCATCAATTTTCTTTTTGCGAATTGATGTTTTGCGTTCATACTGTTCGTACAGTTCTTTAAACTTATCATTATCACCTGAATAGAATGCATCATACAATCCTGGTACATCGTGTGGCGAGAATAGAGTTATTTCACCACCACTTAACAATCTTTCATACATCAATTTGTTAAGTTGGATTGAATAGTCTAGTTTACGCACTCTGTTATCATCTGTACCTTTGTTGTTTTTTAGTACAAGAATATCTTCAATTTCATAGTGCCACAATGGGAAGTGTGTAGTAGCACTACCACCACGTACACCATTTTGTGTACAACTTCTTACAGTTGCTTCATAAACTTTTAGAAACGGGACAACACCTGTGTGTGCTACTTCTCCGCCTCGAATTTTCGAGTTAATCGCACGTACCCTGCCCGCATTAATTCCAATACCCGCTCGCTGAGCAATATAATAACCAATAGCGGAATTGCTACTAAAAATGCTAGGAAGAGTATCGTCAACGTCAACCAATACACAACTAGCAAACTGCCTAATAGGAGTACGGACTCCTGCCATGACTGGGGTTGGAATGTTGACTTTAAAAAGTGAGGTCGCGTCATAATATTTCTTCACGTAATGTAAACGTGTCTCCTTTGGATATTCAGCAAACAGTGTTGCCGCAATCATCATATACATAAACTGTGGAGTTTCATAAATTTGTCCACTGCTTCTATCTTGGCAAAGATACTTGTCTACAACTTGACGAAGACCAGCATATGTAAAATCTTCATTACGATCGTGTTTGATAAATGTGTTTAGTTTTTTAAGTTCTGTTTCTGTGTACTTTTCGCGAATAGCAGGATCATATACACCACGTTCAATGTTAGCATCTATAATTTGAGAAAGAGTCATGTGATCATATTGACCGTAAACCTGTTTGTGTAGTCCGTATAATAACAATCGTGCCGCGGCATATTGATAGTTAGGTGATTCCAAACTAATAAGATCGTTGGCACTTCGGATTAAGATGT